TGGAAGTTCTCGGCTCTCGCCATAGCGTCTTCCTCATCCAAACCAACCACGCTGATCGCCTCAATCTCTCCTTCGGGATTGATACGGTGCAGTTCATACGAGTGGTACTCCTTATTATTAAAAGTAAAGTACCAATCCTCGTCCAACTCTACGGCTTCAAGGAATCTTTCCGTGATGGCAACAGAGATATTAAAGTTATTAAGCTGACCTTGATCCAGCTTTACAGACAGAAATTCAAGTAGATCAGGGTGGGTAATATTAAGGATACCCATAAGAGCAGTTCTGCGATTTTTACCAGCACGGACATGTTCACCAACCTCATTAATCATTTGAAGAACAGACACCGCACCCGGAGCAGAGTTCTTTACGCTACCAATGTTATCCCCACGCGGACGTAGCTTAGAGACATTAAAGCCTACGCCTCCCCCCGCGCACGAAATCTTGTACATATCCATGACAGTTTTTCCAATGGAATCCACACTATCTTCTGGAATAATAACATAGCAGTTAAGCAGATTATGATGCCCACGGTTGCGGCCAGCACCAAAAATAATTCTGCCACCGGGAATAAAATCCCCCGAACCAACTGACTCGTAAAACCTCTTCTCTGCTGCTGCTTTTTCATCGTCTCGTTCAGCAGAGGCTACCGTCTTGGCAATTACCTTTGCTCTCTCAGCCCACTTTGTTTCGCCGGGGTAAGCGTATCGCGTTTCAAAAATTTCCTGCCCCAACGGGCTGAGTGTCGTGTTTGCCATTTTATTCCTTAATCTTAGAGGTTCCTTTGTGTTTTATGATAGAGAGACGAGGCGAAGAGTCCAGAAGAGTCTTCAGATATTTATTGTGGGTAATAATGAAAATGGTCTTGCTCTTCTTAAGTTCCAAGAGCAGTTGATGGAGACCTTCAATCCCTTCTTCATCAATGTTCTCGGCTACTTCATCAAAGAATAGCAAGTCCACATGTGAGGTGTCCGTGAGGAGGAGGAGATCTTTCAACCCCAAAAGAACAGAGAGGTTCAGTTTTCTCTTCTCTCCACCAGACAGAGATATATATGAAAGAAGTCTTCCGTTGGTCTCAATTTTTTCCGTTAATTCCTCATCAAATTCTACAGAATACTTAGAGTTTGTTAAGTATGACAGGTAGTAGTTGCACCTCTCGTTAAAGTAGTCTAATACATTGTTAATAATATGTTTAATGACACCTTGTTCAGAGAAAGCTTTCTCCCAGAACCTCATAACTTCATACCAAACCTTATGGGTATCCTTCACCGTTTGAGCATCAGAGATGGAGGTGAGAAGATCTTGTTTCATATCCTCATAGTTTGTCTCATCTCTGCACAGATCTTTATACCCTTGAATCTTAGAGAACTGGGAAGAAGAAATAGGCGAGGTGTACCGAAGAGCTTCCTCTTCTTTTATCTTATTTGTCCATAACTCTATAACACTATTCGTATGAGCCAATTCCATTTTCTTTTCATCGACGTTGACCTCTGGTTCTTGCTCGGCCCCGCAAGTGGGACATAGGTCAGGCTCTAGAGGGTTCTTGATAACATGTTTAAGCGTCTCCGCAATATCTTCTAGCGCGTTAAGCTCTTTTCTGTATCCAGAGAGTTTAAAGTTTAAATCCCTCTCGGCCTCCTCAGCCTTAAGGATATCTTCTAAGCTAAGGTTCAAAGTCTCCTCATCATACTCAGCGTATTGCTTCTGTGCCTCAACCACCTCTGCTAACTTCCCGTCAAGCTTTTTAATGTTCTTATTATTATCCGCGATAACGGCATCCTTCTCTTTAATACCTTGATAGAACGTAGACTTGTGAGACTTAATCTTATCCCGCATCGCAAAGATGTCATCGAGATTCAGGAAATTTCTAATGATAGTTCTCTTATCCTCAGCCGTACAGTCTAGGAAGTTAACATCATTAGACTGGCCGAAGAACATGGAAGCCAAAAGCACCTTATGATTAATATTAAGGTATGAATCAATCTCCTTCTGCGTATCCGCTACTGAAGCCTGTGTTTTATTCTCTTCGCCTACGAGGAATTCTAACTTGGTTGGCTTCTTCTGACGCGAGATAACAACAGGAATGCCTTCATGCGTAAGATGAACTTCCACCACACATTTCTTTTTAGCTTGATTGTTAACCAAACTATCCTCAGTGCTTTTACGAATTGTTTTCCCAGTGAGACCAAAGTAAATCGCCTCAACCAGCGCACTCTTTCCTGAGCCGTTAGACCCTCCAGTATCCTGATTTTTTCCTTTGATTACCGTAAGACCACTATAGTCAGATAAATTAAGTGAAACATCTTTGAACGAATAAAAATTTTGGATGTTTATTTTTTCAATTCTCATCTTGTAGTAACCTATAGCCCTCCATCAAAGTTTCTGCTGGAATAGTAGAGTTGGCTTGCTCCACATAATCAGAAATGATCATCTCGTTAATAGCAAAGAGATCTCGGTCTGGTTTATAGGAAGAAAGATCTTCCTCATTAAACACTGGTGAGTACTTAACGTCAACAGAATGTACGTTAAGCTTTTCGTAAGGAATGGGGAAGTGATCAACGTCCACTATTACTCGTAGAAAAGTAGTAAAGCGAGGGTCATTAATCTCATCTAAGTTATCCTCTAGTTGGTGAGCGTTGTATACCAAGTGCCTAGGGCCACTAAGAGGTCGCTTGTACTCTACCTTGTCTCCCTCCAGAATAGCATAGAAGCAATCCTTAAAAGCTTCTCCAAAGTTAGTCGTGTAGGGAGTTCCAAGACAAGTTACTGTTGAACCAGTCTCTCGTAGTCCACCTTGTCCCTGACGGAAACCATGAATATGCCCCAAGTAAGTAGTGTTACCAAAATGACGGAGGCCAAGGCTAAAGTCAGCATCACCAACGGAGTTAAGGCAACCAGCGTAACCGAAGTGACCAAAAACCGTATAGCTCTCAGGAGCCATCTCCAACTGGTAGATAATATGTTCTTCATTTTCATAGTGCGGGATAAAGACCCGCTTTTTACTTTCATCTGTGAATGTCTGAGTGACGATCTTAATATTCTGTCCGTCAAAAACACTTAATGCAGTAACCCCATCGTCAGCTTTGGTTTCGCTGTCGTGGTTACCTCTTAGGACTACCACTGGTTTGTCACCAGCAGACTCCAGAATTTCTTTACAAGCTAGTAGCTCACTAGGAGAAGGTTTTCTATGCATGAAAACATCCCCCATGATAATAATATCAGTAGGCTTCTCCTCCCTGATAATGTTCTTTACGCACTTAACTTGTGACGCAAGAACACCGGGAACTTTAGAGTTTAAATGTAGGTCGGTGATTAGGAGTGTTCGCATAGAGCCTCCCAACTAAGGGGGAAGATATCGTGCATGATATCTCCAATGGCATTTGCATACTCCTGCGTCTCTAATTGGGTATGCTCCTCAGTACGAAGCTTCCACATGTGATACCAACCTAGTAAGGTTCCAGTAGTTACCGTAGTGGTAAACATAGCTTGGGGGAGAACCATGCGAGCTTGTTCAGCACACACACCTTCCTCTAGCATCTTAGTGTACACAAAGTCTGCGAGGTCATAAAGCTCCTCCATCTCTTCGTGAAGTTCTTCGCCCATAGCTGGGGAGATAGGCTCTAGTTTGCTACCCTGCTTTACGTTGTCTGCTGCTTGTCTAATCTGGTCAACGTCGGGATGGTGATGCTCTGGTGTCCCAGAGATATACCTGCGGGAGACTTCGCTCCAAGAGAATCCAACCTGATGCTTACCTAGTTGGCGAAGCACAAAAAGAGGAGCATGAATTCGTAGAGTAGCAGAAGGGTGACGAAACGGAAGCACATGTCCATGTTTAGCCAAGTAATTAAGAAGCTTCGTATCTTTCTCTTCATCGAACTCTTCATGTTGTTTATCAAACGAACACCTCGCAGCATTTACTACTAAAAGATCCCCCTCATCAGTATGATTGAGGAGGTCTACATAACCGTAATCTAGTACAGGGATTTTCATTTACATTCCTTCAGGTCTTGGATGGCTACATTATAACAGTTTGCTTTAACCCTGAAGCCATTTGCAGGGTCAATCTTTCCTTTCCGCATATACCTAGCAGATTCAAAGTATTCTTCCTTGTTCATCTCACCGAGAATCCACCCCTTAGATAGGTCTCCCAGTACGCGCACAAAGATATACTTATCACACTTCTGCTTAGTGTTGAACGCAGCGACAGAGCAGTCGTAATCGGGCTTCGGAGTTACGGTGGTGCGCTTGGTCTTTACGTCAATCTTTAGACCTTTCGGGTCTACTAGATCATAGTCGTAAGTGCTGTCACTTTTGTAGCCCAATGTCTCGCGTACAATAATTTCCCCAAGAAAGCCAGCCAGATTTCCTGCGCCCTTCTCAATGGAGTTTTTTAGTTTGCCTAGCTCTTTCGCAGAAGCTCTAGCTTCTAGCAACATCTCATCAGTAATCTCTACTTCAATCATTCATATACTCCTGAATCTCTTGCAGGTTTTGGGGTTTGCCGTCTTGGAAATCAACTTCAACACCGTCACCAAAAGAGAAGCCTACCTCAGCATCAATCTTAAATGGAACATCGAAGTGAATATTAAAGTGTTCTTTAATGAACGGATAGTTTACAAGCTCATCGTAAACAATTTCCAAACACCTTTCAGTGGCATCCTTATGGCAGATTAGTTCGATACTATCGTGAACAGTAGCTACGGGCTTGGCATCAATACCTTCCTCTTTGAGCCGCCTGTGAGTCCCTAGAAGGCCACAAAGCAGGATGTCCGATGCAGTGGATTGGATGGTGAAGTTAAGGCCCTGACGGGCTGCACGGTTGACCACCTTGAAGTCTTTGGAGGTGATGTCAGGCAGGTTTCTCCTGCGTCCAAAAATAGTATAGGCGTAGTGGTTTTCCTTGATGAACTTCTCCACGAACTCCATATACTCAAAGATAGCTGGGTATACGTTCTGGTAGTTACCAATAATCTTCTTAGCCCTACCCACACTAATGCCTGTAGTCTCGGCTAGGTTGAATGCTCCACCACCGTAAGCAATAAGGAAGGAGATAGCCTTAGCAATCTGACGTTCCTCTTTACTAATTTCCGGCTTATTGAAAAGCATCTGGGCAGTGTAGGTGTGGAGATCTGCTCCCTGTGTGAACGCAGTCTGCATATTCCCATCCTTTGCGATGTGGGAAAGCACACGAAGTTCCATGGCTGCATAGTCTACCGTCACAAAGCGATAGTCCTCGGGGCAGTTGAAGAGGCTCCTGATATTATTATCAGTATCCCGTGGAAGTGTGTGGAAGGATACTCCCATAGCTTCCTTGGCACTGTAAGCCGCACAAGAAAGGCGACCCGTAGCGGTTCCATCGAAGCGGTAGTCTACAAAGACCTTGGGCACACCATTATACTTGATCGCCTTCTTAGTCCCTTCGATATAAGTTTTGGTGAGCTTCTGCGACTTGCGAAGATCTAATAAACCCTTGATAAACTTTTGGGAATTTCTTAGGTCTTCGGTTGTCTTGCCTTGCAGGACGGACTGGCTGATTCTTTTCCCTTCGTCTCTATGATCCCACTTACCCACGCCTTTTTAGCTCCTCTTCAATATGTTCCAGTAGTAGTTTAAGCGTGGGGGCAGACACAGACGGAGTACCCTTGGCTGTACGGTCAGGAGGGTACATTTCGAACGCACCTTCTCGGGTATATAATACCTCGATCAGGTCGTTATTTGAAGAGAGATTATCGGAAGTCTCCACCTGATCAAACGAGTAAAGGTTATCCTCTTCCTCAATGTTAGCCACACGAAGTTGACGGCCAACTGACTCAAGCTTCTCCTCACTTACTCGCATCCCTTCGTACTCCATCTCGGAGAAGGTAGACAAGGAAGGCATGATCAAGTTGTTAAGAAGACGGGACATACCTAGATCGTCTAGCTTCTTCTCGATCAGGTTGAAAAGCTTAAGCGTAAAGTAGGAGTCCGCTGCATTACCTTCGCAGCAGTCCGACAAAGCCATGTTAGCCCAGTCGAAGGTCTTGGGGTTTTTAATTGTAAGCATTAGAGGTTCTCCAACTCATCTGCAAAGTAAAGTTTAACCAGATCCATCAGGCTCTTAGGAGCAGTCTCGTTGATGAAGTGGTGCATGATCTTAGTATCCCAGACGTTCGTCACAGAGATCCCGTAATTAATAAGGAACTTCATATCGAACTTAGCGTTATGGAACACCTTTCTATTGTTGGGGTTCTCTAGGATGGAACGAAGGAGAACCCAAACTTTATCTCGATCAGGTTCTCCT